ACAGGAAGATTACGGAGAAGAATAGTATGTGTCAGACCACTTACATTGATGCCTTCAGAAAGAATGCTGTAATGGAAGATAATGAACTTACGCTCACGTTGAGCACCCCAACGAGTGAGAGTCTGAAAGAACTCATCACGGGTTACTTTTTGATTATTAACATAGGCACCATGCTTGCTAGTGATGTGCATAACATCATAACCACGCTGAGAGAGGTCTGTAAGGACCTGTGTGGTCGATAGCATGTTCCACAGTACCTTTGTGCTGGGAGCAGCGACAAGGACCTTCTGGGCGTTGCTAGCGTCCAGTCTGTCAATCATGTCGATGAGAGTATGTGCATCATTCTCGGCAGCATTTGACTTGCATCGCTCAATGTCAACCTCATGGATATCAATAGTAGGACGCAGAATACTGCCTTGTTGAACAAGTTCAGGTGCAGGCACGTTAGCAATTACATCACCAAAGATGATACGATTGTTCATGCCATTGCCATTTCTTCTATGCTTAGGAGTAGCAGTGAAGTAATAATAGTTGTCAGCATCACAAACACTAACATAATCAAAGAAATCTTTACGTACTCCATTGTGTGCTTCATCGAAGTAAGCAACACTGATGTCAATCTCAGACTCATTAACACGACGCAGCGAATTGTAGGTAGTGAAGATGATCTTGTGATTGTCAACGATCTCATCCCACTCTTTAATAACAGATGCTTTGGTGGTGCTCTTGTAGCGTGTCTCTCCACTGTGAACATGGAGAACGTTGGCACAGTCAATAAACTCCATGAACTCACTACAGAGTTGCTCTGCAAGCAAGATACGTGGAGCACAGACAACAATGGTCTGAGGTGTGGTAGCGTTCTCGATGCGACGGAGAGCATCAAAGATCATGATCAAGGTCTTGCCAGCACCTGTGGGAGCGATGATCTGACCATGTGTGTGCGTGGACAGAGCATTGAGTGCTCGCTGCTGGTGGGGGCGAAGTTCCATAGTGTGGGCTGATTACATAGATAGTATCCCACGAAATGCCCTACGTGTCAACCCCTTGACAAAACCTCAGTAAATCAGTAGAATAACTCTGCCAAGGTTCACTGATACGGTAGCTCTGTTAATCCTTTAATACTGTTGTTTCCTGCGAGGAACATGCCGTTGCAGAACAAATAATATTGAACGAAATAATCAGGATCTGCTAAGTCTTCAACCCTTAGTGGTAAGTTATTCGCAACAAATGCTTTTGCTTCCGCTTCAGTATCCCAGTAGATGAATACAAACTCATTATATAATAGTTTATCAAACATGCCAGGATATTCTGACAAATTGAGATGATATGCAGAATAGATCTTGTTTGCTTTTTCGGCATCCTCTACACCATCAGGACCAACAGTCCTCAAGATCATTAGATATCTTCTCTCATCTTCTTGACCAGTCAGGTCATTAGCAAAACTAAGAAAATCGTGTACTTGCATGATTACTCCGATACTGATAGTGTATTGATATCAAAATCAAAAAGTCCTTCCGTTAATTTATATTTTATCATAACATCATATAGTTGCTTATCTACAGGAACTCCTTTTTCATTACGTAATTTTTGATTGTTAATAATTGAAATCTCATTTCTCTTAATGTAGATTTGTTTAGGAGTAGAAACAGACTCTGGATGTGTACGGTATTGATCGTCAGTCTCTAGATATCTACCACTCTCTCTATACTCCGAATGATAAACCAATGGATCAATAGGCCATTTAAACTCTGCTTTGTAGATAAGATAATCTAATTGATCATCAAATGCATTAGGAGCTTTAACTACATCTCTAAGTTTTGCTCTCCACTGTGTCCATAATACTTTCTCCCCACTAAATGTTTCTGGATAATCATCTAAGACTCTAAAATCAGACTCACGTAGTAATTCATCTCTTTCCTGAACCATGTGAGAGTAGACTTCTTCAAGATATGCATCTTTTTCAAGAATTTCCAACACTGCTTTATCTCTAGCAGTAACGTCAGATTCAATCTGAATGAATACGGTTGCTTTTAATACATTAAAGATAGTAGTAGCATCTTCTAAAGTAAGATCATCTAAATCATATTTGACAAAGAATGATTTGTCTTCTTTAAAACTATATTTTAATTTCTGTTTCATTGCATAAAATGTACCATCTTCATAAATTGCAAAAAACAGCAATTGATCTTTTGTATGATGATACTCATCAGGAAGACCAGTTAGTACATTATTGTTTAATTCATTTCCAAGATATACTGATTGATACTTATAACCACTATTGGTAGCATCTTCAGTACGCACTAGAATGAGTTTAGATTTAGAGTCATACTCAAGCAAAGCTTTCTCCAGTCCTTCTGGAACTGGAGATAAATCTTGCAAAATAAAATCTTGTGGGGTGAATGCCATCGTAGTCTTTTATATGTATTTAGAACGCTTTAATCATCCAGTGAACATATGAGTATGGTGAGATCAAAGGAACTTGGTCTTTTGGTGATAGTTCAGGAACAGGAATCAACTGTTTAGTCTGATTTAATACAAATGTTCCAGGAAGAATCTCCATACCAACTTCAAAAGAATCAAATCTCATATCTACTTCAGTGGTAGCAAATGGACTACCAGCAGTCATAACACCAGCACCATCATCTTTACCCCAACTAAATGTTTGATCGGGATCACCTGGATCATTTAAACTAATGTAGTGACTATGTTTTGCTCTTGTTGGTCTATATGCCTGTATTTGAATAAATTTCTCAGGAACATCAACTGCACCAATAAATCTATAAGAACTACCAGAGCTATTTGATGAACCACCAGACCATGTTTCCAAATTAATGTAACCAGCAATTTCATTATAATTATCGCTACCTTTTTCAATATTAGGTTGTTCTACATCTAAAGCAGAATATTCATCATCAATATATCTTCCAACATATCCAGAACTTGAAGTCCACTCATCATCATCTTTAGCAAAGACAGGAATGTTTCCACTATCATCTGACGAAATGTCTGTTCTTGGAACGTTATCTGGGTTTTGAATTTGATAATCTCCCGTTGCATATCCCCAAATATTAATTCTAGTTGGGTCGGTAACTTGAGAAGGACCATCTTCACCTGCTTTACTAGTAACTTCGATTGCTTGGTTTGAATAAGCACCAGATCTACCCCACTGAACATAACCTTTGTTCCTGGATGGGTCGGGAGCACCAGAGATTAGATCATGGAAGTGTCTAGGAATGTCACGGATTTGTGCAGTACCTATACTAATAACACCACCCATTTGTCCAGTTGCCTGAAATTCTACTGCTCCCGTTACATTAGTATATCCTTGAGTTTTAACATTGGCAATGGTAAAGAATGGACTTTGCTGTGCTGGTTGTCCATCAGGAGGAGTAATTACTTGCTCAAATTCATTATTATCTCCCTGAGTATCAACACCAGGATCTCCAATAGTATTAATAAACCATTGTCCACCTTGAGATCCTGGAATGTTTCCAGATGCATTAATAGATGATTTTGCTGGACCATATAATGGATTCAAGATTGGTGATGATGATGAGTTACCATCAATAGGACCAGTTCCAACAATTCGTCTGTTCCTCATGTCAGGAACTTTGAATAGATTGTTATCTGCAGTAGTTGCACCATAATCAAAATCAATAACTTCAAATAACAATGGATAGTCTAATTTATTTACAAATCTACCATCACAATATACCCATCCATGGAATCTAGAATCTGCTTTACCATTCAAAATACCCCAGTTATCTGCTAGTCCATCTTCATTCAATGCAGTAGAATCTTGGAATACTGGCATAATAGTTCCGATTGGCAGACCCTCAAATTTAGTAGAGAATCTAATCTGACCATCTCCTCCTGGTTTAATAGTTTGAATACTACTATACCACTGACCTCTAATAGGATCCTGAACAGGAGCATTAGCAAATACTTTAAATGGAGTTTGATATGATCCAACAGTAACGATACCACTAGTATCAAAACCAGCAACAGCAGAGGCAAGAAGTCTGACTTGGAATTGTTGTCCTGGTGCAATAGTTACAGCATCCAGAACCTCAATAGTTGAAAATGATCCATTAAGACCAATATCAAATTGGATTCCATTAGTACCATAAATTGGTACTGCAACATTAATACCAGTTACAGTAACAATTTCATTAGACACACCATATTGAAGAGGGTCTGCAAATACATCACTGAATAAAAATGGGTCTGGATTTACACCAAAATTACCTTCATTAGAAACTTGCCATTCAGTTGTATATGTACCACATTCAATAGTAAATTCAACGTTATCTCCTAAAATATCAGAAGTTAAATATTGTAATTTAATTACATCATTTTGTTGAACAGTTACGTCACTTAAACCTGTCTGGTCTCCATTAAGAATAATAGTTGCATTTGGTGTGCCACCATCGTCTCTAGTAACTCTAAAGAATGTTGATGAGTCAATTCCTCTAATGGTAACAGAGTTGATTGATGTTACTAAAGTATTTAATGGTTGATCTTCTAGTGGGAAGAAGAAGAAATTATCTGGTGTAATATCTGGTTCGTCCATAGTACGAACTTCAAAGTTCTTCGGTGGTGTTACAGGTGTAGATCCTACTTGTACAGCAGTAGATACTGTTGTTTGATAATTTTCAGACGCAGGCAATCTTACTTTAAAATATTGATTATTACTAATGTATAATGGATTACCAATTCCAGCAGCAACGTAAGCACTGCAATTATCTACGGGATCACAAACAGCAAGTTCTGCACCAGTTCCACCAACACTGTAAAGTTCTACAGCAGTATTAATACCAGAAATAAGAATAGGTTCTGATTCAACTAAATTTGGATTATTTGTTGTGCTTGGTTCTACATCATTTACTGGGGGAATTTCAAATGGATTAGGTAAAGTATCGGGTGGTTCACCAGTTTCCACTTCCCATGTAAATCTCTTGATACCAATATCAACAGTGCTAATATATTTTGAAAAATAATCAAGACCAGTAGTCATTCTAAGTTGAATAAACTGTTCGTTTGCAACTAGAGTTGAAGGAGAAGTCCAATCTGTTATTACAGTAACTCCATCAGTATCATATACTCTTACTTGGCAACTATTTTCTGCTACTGTTACCAATACTAAACCAGTAATACCTCTAACTTGTACAATGTTAGAATCAACAGTGGTATTTGGTTCTTGACCAGTTAAAGTATTAAATGTAACTGGTTCTGGATCTCTATCTTGTGGGGGGAATCCAAGGAGAACAAGTCCACCATCTCCTGGTGCTGCCCCTTGCTGTGGTGGTACAGTTTGACCACCAACAACATCAAGACCTAAATTACCTGCTAAAGTAACATAAGAATTATCATAATAAGCACCACCACCTTGTCCAGCAGTAGTATCAAGGTCGTCTGTTTGTACTTCAACACCAAATTCATCATCTCTAGTAGTTAATAGAGAACCAGCAGTTCCCCATCCACCTCCACCACCTCCAGGTCCTCCACCTTGTGAAGGATTGTTAGCAGCATTTCCTGCACCAATACCAGATAAACTATTTCTAAGTGCTCCTTGAGTGAGATAATTGCCATGCATATTATCTGGAGGAACTTCAGTATCATTACCAGCACCAGCACCACCAGCACCGCCACCTGCTAAGACAAGAACAGTGCCATCAACTAATGCAATAGCAGTAGCACCGCCGCCGCCACCGCCAGAACCAGATCTATCTCCAGGACCAGCGTTTCCGCCATTGCCACCACTGTCATATCCCCATCCACCAGCACCTCCAGCACCAGATGCAGTGAAAGTAACTCCATCATCACCAGCAGCACCTAAGTACAAATTAAGTTGATTATTTTGAATTAAGTATGAAACTGGTAACTCAAGTGTACCTCTCATTTCATTACCAGCTGCTCCAGCACCACCAAAACTTTGTGGAGCATCATCTCCACCATCACCACCACCACCTCCAGTAACAACAAAATCAACGTTTTGTGCATATGTCGGAACATTTACACTAACAGGAGCAGTAATATCACCAAAATTTTTAAAAGCTACATAGTCATAATTTTCTTTACCAGTGTAAAGATAGACAGTATCACTTCTAGTGCCAATTTGTATAGTTGCAAAAACATAACTACCAAGTGTAGTTGATGCTGTCATTTTGACCTGGATAGTATCTCCCTCATATACATTTGGAATGTTATTTCCGTTAAATGTAGTGCCATTTTTACTTATTTGTGCGCCAGATGATGGACTGGAACTAGCAATGTTAACAGTAACAGCTTCATCAATACCTTTAACTTCAAAAGTTGTGATAACTACTTCGCCAGGTAAAGCATTGTATGTGTTAGATGATTTAAATGGATATGGAGTTACACGAGCTTGTCTATTTTTAATAGTAATAGTATCAGTTACATCAGGTCGTGATCTATTTGCTACATCTGGACCCTCAGTTGGGTTTCCATTAGGACCACCAAATGGAGGACCTTCAAATAGTAAAGTGCTAGTAAAAGTAGTGTTATATGCAAGAGGAGAGCGTTGTCTAATGGTAATTACATCACCATTTTTGACGTACATAGATTGTACCCATGCACCACCAACATTTTTATTTCTAAGGTCTGCGTTACCACCAGAAATTCTAGCAAGAACAAATACATCATTTAAGTTATTAGGATCGTTACCACCAACACCAAAATTATCTTTAATTGGACCAGTTGGTTGAATATTAACAAATCCAGCTCTAGTGATATCTAATGGTAGTTGTAAATCTAAATATGCACCACCAACATATTCTACACCAAGACCACTGATTGTCAGATCTGCATAATAATATCCATATATAACCTCATCTAACTCATCTTCAATAGAAACATTTGCATAATTATACTCATTTTTACTAGATACAACAACTTCATCACCATCTGAAATAATATAAATGGGTTTACATTCTACTGGATCTGGATAACGTTTTACCTCAGTCCACACATTCCAATCATCTTGTTCGTCTCCAGTTTCTTGGATAACTTCATATCTTCTGCTTGCGCCTAGATCAGGTCTACCATATGTTCCTGCCTCATTATTATCATAGTAATTACCGTTACCATCATTATAAATTTCACTAGGAACAGCATATACTCTAACATCTGTCTCTGTTTTTTCAGTCCAAGTACCAATAGCAACTCTAGTATAGATGGTATCTCCTAATACTATATTTCTAAGATCTTGTGTCCAGTTGACACCATCTTTAGATACTTCACCATCTTCTGTTGCAGTTGCTCTAAGAACACAATCATCATCAATTAAATCAGTGTCTAATGTTACTGATTTGTATGTACCATGTTCTGCTTCAAGTACATCAACAAAATCAGTAAAAATAATAGGACCAATAGATTGTTTTTGATCTCTAGTAGTAATTGACCACGTATCAATTACTCTAGTTGATGCTTCTCCAATATTTGTACCAAATGTTTCATCTCCAACAGTGAGAGTAACATTTGATGTAGTTGTGTACCATTTTTCTGTTTTAACTCTCAATCTAATAGTGTCACCGTTCTGAACATTGGCACTAGTCACCCATGTTCCACTACTATTAACTTCAAATGCTGCAAAAGACTGATTACTTGTTAGATTTCTTCCACCAACGTTTGGGTTTTGTGGACCACTTGTAGTTACAGAAACAGTTGCAGGAATAACAATTTCAATACCATTTAATAAAATAGTATTTGAATAATAAAAACTATCTTTTTCAAATGTTTGTACTGCTTGACCTAAATCATTAGTGCCATTTTGATTAACAAAAGTAAACGGATCTACAGTGGCATCAGGAATTCTCGTACCAAACGTAACGTCAGTAGGATCTAATCCAGTACCAATTTGGACCTGGACGGTAGTTTGTGTATTCCATGTGGATGGTGTAGGGTATCTAATCTGTACCTGATCACCCTTACCTACTAAAACCTTAGCCATAGATGCCTTTTTAGATCAGCCCTTCTCGTATTATTTATAGGTCAGAAGGATCAATTAAAATCCACTCCCCATTGTTAACTTTGACTTCAATGGGAACATTAGACTTAATCTCCTGTTTTGCTTTGCCAGGTAGATCATTAATTTCAACAACCTTCGATACAAAAAAGTCGTCAGGTTTTTGATTGTTTGCGTATCTATCAGTAAATTTCATGCTGGTATTTCCGTAGTTTCATCAGAATGCTCTGTCAATGTTGGCATGACGGCATCGCAAAAAGTTTTAATTCTTTCTTCGTAGATAGAATAATCTGTAGATTTTTGAATTCTATAGTAATCTTTGGTCTGTAGATTGCCATCTGCATCTACAACGTCATAGTAAAATTCCACATAACCATAGATGGTAGCATCATCGGGAACTGTGAAATATTTTACTGTTATTTCTGATAAGTGCTTGACCATTTTTATTTTTATTTAGTACATGAGGTTGC